CACCGCGGCTCGAGGCCGCAGCCATTCATGACGCCGGCCTACTATTCCACGCGCGATGAAGTGGTGAAGCGGTTTGGCCAGAAGATCGGGCCGGAGATGGAAAAACGGGCCTCGAAGCTCCGGGCGAAGGTGAAGTGAATGATCGGAGCCGGAGAACTTGATCGACGGATCGAACTGCAATCCGCCACGGTCACGAACGATCCCGATTATAACGAGGAAATCCAGTCTTGGGCAACCTACGCGACCGTGTGGGCGAAAATGGAATTCCACAAGTCCGACGAGACTGAGGAATCGGCCCGACGCTATGCCGAGATGGGGCTGTATTTCACGATCCGTTGGCGAGGCGATGTAACGCCGGAACACCGGGTCGTTCTCGAGAGCGAGAACTACGAGATCATCGGCCGCCCGCGTGAGATCGGCCGCCGCCGTTTTCTGAAAATGCAGGTGAGGCTTGTCGAATGAGAATTGAGCGCCTTGATCCGAGAGAATGGCTCATCGTGTCGGACGGGGAAGATCATGTCGCAATTTGTGTAGCTAGGGACGATGAAGGAACCCTTTGCTGGCTACGTCTGAAAATCAGCGATATGCGTCTGTCACCATATGACAACCAGCCCGCTGGGTTCGTCGAATGAGCGGCATATCCGTCACCATCAAGGCGCTGCTGGCGAACGCTACGGTAACAGGTGCATCCGGGACGCGCATCTATCCTTTCCCGATCCCGCTCGGAACGGCTCTCCCCGCCATCGCAGTCGGGATGTCAGGCGAGGACGATCAATATACCCTGTCCGGCGCAAACCAGTTCCCGGAAACCTCTGTCCAGATCCATTGCATCGCCGCGAAGGCCAAGGATGCAATCGAGTTGGGCGAGAAGGTAAGGGGCGCGCTACAGGATTTGCACTACACCACGGGCGGCGCGGACGCCTGGTGGTCGAAGGAGCCGCTGGATTTTACCGATTTCGCGGACGATCAATCGACGTATCGCCGCGTCATGAGCTTCGCCGTTCGCTGGCGATAGAAATCCCCGATCCGGGGAGAGCCTAAACGCGGGGTAGGCTCCCGCACCTGGCCCGTCGTGATGACGCGCCCGTCCCTCAGAAGGAAAGCCTCAAATGACTGCAACGACCGGCAAGGCCGGGCGCGGCGCGCTGCTCAAAATGGGCGACGGCGGCTCCCCGGAAGTGTTTGCATCCATCGCCAACATCGCCAGCGTGAACGGCCCGAATGAGCAGATGACCATGCTCGACGGCACGCATCTGGCCTCCGGCGAGTTCATGGAGAAGATCGCGGGCATGAAGGACGGCGGACAGGTAACGCTCACCTGCCATTTCGATCCGACCAACGCGACCCACGATGCCTCGACCGGCCTGAAGAAGAAGTTCGATGACAAGACGCTCACGAATTTCCAGATCGCTCTCGCCGGCGTCGGCTGGGCCACGAACAACCTGATTTCCTTCGCGGCCTACGTCAATCTTGGCGCGATCTCGATTGCTCCGAACGAGATCATCACTCGTGACGTGACGCTGGAGGTCTCCGGCGCCGTGACGTGGAGCACCGCCGCATGATCAACAAGTATATCGGCGAGGTCTCGGCGGCCGAGTTTGGCGGTTCCGGCACGGTCATCCGTCTCGACATGGATGGCCTTGCCAAGCTGGAATCCGAGTTCGGCGAGTTCACATGGGCGCAAAAGCTTATCACCGGGCTTTCCATGGTCTCGCCCTCGAAAATCCTGGCTGTGCTCAATGTCGGGCTGCGGAACAACAAGGGGACGCTGTTTTCCCTTGGCGGGTCTCTCCCGGAATGGCCGGGAGACAGGCCGCTGGCCCCGCTGGCGGAGAAGTGTCAGGACGCGCTCACCCTGTTCATGTACGGCAAGACATTCGCCGAATGGTCGAACCGGGATCGTGAAGAGGAGGAGACGGAAGAGGCGGACCCTCCGAACGGCGACGCGGTATTGTAGATCAGGCCCTCCGCGCCGCCCGCAAGCATGATATTCCCGACGATGTTTTCTGGTCGTCCACCTTCCATGCGTTGAAGGAACGTATCGAACTCTCGCAAAAGCGTGAAATCGAACGGTTCTGGACGCTGGCATGGTGCGCCGCGCATTTGAACGCGCGGTCCTACCACGACCCGAAAAAGCTCCCGAAAACACCGAACGAACTCTGGGAAAAGAAGGACGCGGCGCAAATGCTTGCCGCCGCTTTCGGGCGTCCCGGTGGATCGAAGTGAGGCCTCATGGTAGCCACTGTCGGCAGCATTTCAATCGACCTCTCCACAAACGTCGCCAAGTTTTCTGCCGGCTTCCGTTCGGCTGCGACAACGGTCGAGCAACAATCGAACCGCATGGCGCGTGGCATTTCTGTCGCTCAGCGCCAGTTTGAGAGCTTTGCGCGCACGGCGGCTATCAGCCTCGGCGGCGCTCTTTCGACGCGCACGATCTATGACTATGCGAATGCTTGGGTAGAGGCCGGGAATAAGCTCCGGGCTGCCGGAGAAATTTCGGGCATTCAGACGCGCTCGATCCAGCGGCTGAACGAGATCGCAACCAAGACCCGGTCCGGGCTGGTGGAGACCGTTGACCTATATGCGAAGCTGATACGCACCGGCAGCGGGGTAGCCAGATCAGAGCAGGAAATCGCCGACGCGACAGAGATCATCAACAAGGCATTCAAGGCCGGTGGCGCGGCTGCCAGTGAACAGGCTGCGGGTATTCTCCAGCTGAGCCAGGCTCTCGGCTCCGGCTTCCTTCAGGGCGACGAGCTGCGGTCGATCCGCGAAAACGCGCCGCTGTTGGCCAAGGCTATCGCCGATGAATTTGGTGTTACTATCGGAGGGTTAAAAGCCCTTGGCGCAGCCGGCGAAATTACCTCTGAGCGAGTGTTCAGGGCGATCCTGAAGGCCAGGAACAATATCGACAAGGCATTCGACAAGACCCGTGCAACGCTAGCCGACAACATTGAAATTTTGAAGAACTCTGGAATTCAGTTTGTCGGGACATTCGATAATACGACAGGAGCCATTCAGGGAACTGCGAATGCCATTCAAAAAATGACCGACGAGGTCACGCGCCTTGACACCGCGATGGCGAATTTCGGCCAGAACGGCTCGTTCGAAAATTTCCTGCATCTGCTGTTCGGATTCCAGAATGGCGACGGCACCATTCCCAGTTCGATCCTCAAGGCCTATGACGCCATTACGAGGGAATCTCACAGGAGCACAGCGGAAATCCAGACCGACATCGATAAGGTCCAGAAGAAGCTGGACGATCTGCGGATCGATGCGAAGGCGGGATTTGTTGTCGATTTGGAGATCGATCGGGCGCTGCAAGACCTGCGAACGCTACAGGACGAATTGCAGCGCACCAAGATTGCCGCCGCTGCGGCTGCGGCGAACCCCAAAGGGTCTCTGTCCAGGCTGGTCAACAACGCTCTTGGCGCGATGGACAAGCAGCAGCAACAGGCCACCAAGCCGTTGCCGGGCGTCACTTATGGTAACGACCTATCCGGGACTGCCGGCGGCCGCTCGCCGGGGGGGGTGGTCAAGAAGGACGTGAACGGCACTGGCGTCGGCGTCACCAGCTTCGGCGACGACCTGTCCGATACATCGAAGAACACCAAGGCCACGTCCGACAACATCGACCGCCTGGATACCCACACCAAGCGCTATTTCGACGGTCTTTCGTCGGACCTTGGCGGCTATCTCGACGGGCTGGATTCGAGCATCAACGATGGAACTCGGGTCATCAACACGTCTATCGATGACCTTCAGGACACGCTTTTCGAACTGTTCAAGCAGGGCATCACGGACCCGAAGATCAACGGCAGCGTTTTCGGTGACGCATACGATCCGCAGTTCGGCAGCTACGATTCGTCTTTCGGCATATTCAACTACGGCAAGACGCCGATGATCGAAGGCTACGCCACCGAGACCGATCAGTTTTCCATCTCGCGGCCCGGCACCAATATCACTCTGAATTATAACGCGGCTCCGGGTGAGAGCGAACGCACCGCACGCCAGCGGGCGCGCGAGATGTGGGACGAACTCAACCTTCAGGCTTCGCGCGCATGACCGATACCGTCGCCATCAACGACAAGTTCGCCCTCGACATGAAGATGGGGCCAACGTTCCAGACGACGATCCAGAACCTCAATGGAGGCTTCGAGGACAGGAACCAGGACTGGCCCATCGCGCGCTGGCGCTATGATGTCGAATTGAAGAACCGCCCCATGGCTGAGATCAAGGCTTTTCTTGGGCATTTTCTTGGAAGGCGTGGCGCGGCCTATGCCTTCCCCCTCAAAGACCCCCTCTATAACGAGTTGACCGACGAGAATATCGGGACCGGCGACGGCACGACAGACACCTTCCAAATCCGGTCGCTCCATTCGGACACGGACCGTCCATACTACCGCTTCTGGTACATCGTTGACAATCTCGTCGTGAAGGTGGCCGGGGTGACAAAAACGGTCACCACGCATTACACCGAAAGCGACGGGCTGGTGACGTTCACCAGCGGCAATATCCCGACAGCGGCACAGGCGATAACCGTCTCCTGCGATGTATGGGCGAAGGTCCGCTACGAAGCGGACTATAACCCGATTTCCCTCCCCGTGAGCACGTCAGCGACGGCTCCCATCGCATCCGCCGGCCCGTTCACGCTCATGGAAGTCCCGCGATGAGAACGGTTCCCGCCGCGCTCAAAACGGCGATATCGGCCACGCCGCACACGCTTGGCTGGCT